CAAAGTACGCTAATTGCGTTTCGCTTGCGTGTGTCAATACGTCTGAATCCAAGCGTCAAAGTTTGGCTGAATCCGTGCGTGTCTGCTGCCAAATCTTGCACCAATTCTTGAGTGAATGAACTTGTATCTTTCGGAAAATAAAACTCCTCAAACTGAGAGCCAACTTCAATTGAAATCGCGCTCGCAATGTTATCGGTGTCGGCTGTACCTCCCGTTGTTAAGGTTACGGATACCAAATCTTCGTAGTCCAACAACGCAGCACGCTTAATCGAGCCTTGATTGTTGTCACCGCAGTCCTTTGGAATACCTACTAAATTACTACATACTGGCATAATTTCTATTTTTTAAAATAAGTGAATAAATGAAGGGGAGTGTATTTCAACTCCCCTCAATTAATTAGAATGTGTGCAAGTAGATTTCGTTTGAATTAACATACGATGGTTGAAACTTGAAGTCGGCACGAATACCAATTGAACGCTCCAAAGTTGTCCCCATAAAGTCAACTGTGTTGAATCCAACCTCATCAGACATCAAGTCCATCACGTTAACCAAGTTCTCCCAGTACGTACAAATGATTGTATTGTCAGATGCACCATCGGCAAGATAAACTTGACGGCCTTGGAAACGCATTGTTTCAGCCTCTAAGTAATACAAACCACTTGCTTTGTTATCTGCTACGATATCAGCCAAAGCATCATACACGTTTTGCGAAACAATATAAACGAAATCTGAACGCTTACGGATTGCTTTTGGAACTACGTTTCTTGCTTGTGTCAATTTCGCAATTACGTTAGCAGACGTAACAGCCGAAGCCACACCACCGTTGCCCGCTGTTGGAAACAATACGTTACCATCAACTGCCAACAATGTTTCCAATCCATCAACGCCATCAGTAGCTAAAACGCCTTGAAACGTCAACAATTCCATATCTTCTTGGATGCGTCTTTCAATTTCAGAATAGAAAAACGTCATGAATGCAAATTGGTCGCTAAAGTTGTTTGACCCTTTTGCTAATTGGTCTGACATGAAGGCAATCTCCAATGAACGAACATCGAACTTAGTACCCCACATCAAAGGCTGCACCACGTACTCTTTCTGAACTACAGTTGTGTTATCAGGGTTAAATACCGCAGCATAAGGCTTGATGTTTATGCCAGTAGTAGTAACACCACCAAGTTTCACGCGGTCTTTCACGCCAAGCAATTGACGGAAGTTTGTGCGTGATGCCTCGTCACCAATCATGGCACGTGTGAAATACTCCTGCGCATTTGTAGCGTAGTTCGCTGAGGCATCAACGGTCATTGCCAAGTTGGCATTAACGCCCTCAGTTGAAGATACTCCATTCATGAAGTCGCTTGCAGATAGTGAGATTGACTTCTCACCAAAGTTGAATGTAACGGTTTCGTTATTTTTCATTTTTTATTTGTTTTTAGTTTTTACTTCTTAACGCGGCGATTGAACGCCACAATGAACCACTCATTTGTACTTCGACATCTTCAACGGGTGCTGGTGTTTCAAGCATTGCGCGAAGCGTTGCTATTTCAGTAACCATTTCTCCCATCTGAGATTCTAATTTACTCACTCTTTCGTCCTCCGCTGGTGCTTCGGGTGTTGGTATTACCGCTTCCATTTCTGTTACGGGCTTAGGCTCTTCCGTGTGAACAGACATCTGTTCTTCTGGTTTCACCTCTGTGTGCACTGTCATTGATTCAACTGCGTTTTCAGCAACCTCTTCAATAACTTCTTCTTGTTGCTCTGTTACCTCTTTAGTCGATACAACTTCACCACCTTGAACTACATAGATAGTTCCGTTGATTAAGTGCTCGCCATCAGGTAAAACAACTTTTTGTGTTTCTGCCATTTGTACTAATTTAATTATATTTACTAACCTTTCTTTATCGCCTTCGATAAACATTTCCTTTGGAATGCTATCTAAGTTTTTCACCCAACTCATCGCTTTATGCTCATCGCTTGGAGTGAATTGTTGGTTTGTTGTTACAGCAAAATAATGCGATTTACTACCGTTTGAATTTTCAATCGTTTGAATAAATCTTGCATCTGTTTCATTTATACCCGTTTCTTCTCTAAGTTCACGTAATGCGCCTACTTTTATATCTTCCCCTTTTTCAATTTTACCGCCCGCAAAACAAATTTTATTGGGTTCGTAATCGTCATTTTCATGCCTCTGCAAAATAAGAAGTTCACCTTTTTTATTAAAAACCACAACGTCACCAAATTCTTGAATAGCTGACATTTTTATAATTGTTAAATTAATAAGTGCCTCTATTGAATACGCGTGTTTCTTATTTAGCTTAATTTCTTTTTTCCAGTATTCTTTGTCTGTGATTTGGCTCATCACCATCCAAGTTCCCACGGGGCATCTTTGTATGTTGAAACCATAGTCAGTATACGCCTTGTCGTTTTCGTCTTCGATTTGCCACTCGTCCAAAATGTAGCTCGGTGCTATGCCTCCATCGTGGGTATCTTTGAACAAGTTTTTACTCATTAAGATACCTTTTTGATGGGCTATTTCGCGAAGTTCCGTTATCGTTTCTTTAGAAAATATCATGTAGTACCTTCCAAGTTCATCATTGCGAAATACTTTCTTTTCAGGAATAAGCAACGGAGCAACTACCTGCATCTTCTCGTCTTTAGACAAATACGCATTTAATGTTGTTGCATCGGTGTCATCTAAACGTGAAACAACGCGCGGCACGAAGCCCACCTTGCGCACTTCATCATCTTCGTAGTCTTCATAATAGATTTGGCGCTTCCATACGTGTCGGCATCCATACGAACCTTTGTAATCAAATATTGAGTAGTTGCCAAACTCAGGATTGGATAAACCGTTTTGTATTTCTTCTTCAGTGTAGATTCTGCTTAAGGATAACACCTCAGCGCAAAAGGTTCTATTTCTATCGTCACGCGGTCCAAAATATTTGTATCTAACAAGCCACTGACCGCCACCTTTCGGGTCTGATAAATCATTATAAGATTCGCGGCTTGTAGGGTCGGTGGTCAACTCAACTTCACGCGCTGCCAAATACTCTTCGTCGGTAACTTCGCGCCAATGTGATGGCACTTCTTGACCGCATGATTTTAAGTATTCTAAAATCTTTGATTTGATTTGCTCATCTGCTACAATTCGCGAATCATGAGCATTTAGGTAGATGCCTATCTCTTCAATTGCAGGGTCTTCTACAAACGCAATATGGTGCATTCCATCAGCGTTTCTGCCTTTGTCGTGCGTTGGTTTTAGGGTAACGTAATATTCTGCAATCTGCTCCACGCTTATAACGTAGAAAGACTGTTTTTTGTTACGGATTTCAAATGAGTAAGTTGATTAAACACCAGATAAACATTCATTCGTAGCACGTCCTCAAACTTGGTTACATCGTTATCAGTAAGCGTGTTGAGAATGTTCATCCATTGGTCACCGCTATTTTGCAAGCGTTTCTTTTCTTGCTCAATAACTTGCTTATCATCTTCGTTGCTTTCATCCATTCCCTCAAACGGGTCAGCAAATAGTTCGTAAGAATTAAAGAATGTTTGTCGCCATTTAAGGTACTTTTGCACCGCTCCGTAAACATCCGAAATTTCGCACTCCTCAATTAGTTCGGCACGATGTGAAACGTTTATGTGTTCGTATGGCTCAGGCTTCGTGTCGTATAATCCACCACCAGAATCATGTAGGTAAATTGATGCAACTATCTTACAGAAATTACCTTCCCAATCCTCAGACACCATCGTTTCCAAATCAATGAACTGCCCGAATGTAAGTTGCTTGAACGGAATTAATTTCAAGTCAATACCCAAATCAATAACGTCTTTGTTATTGTCGTTAACTTGTCCTAAATGCTGAATCGTTTTGAACCGTTTGATTAATTCACTTGATGGCAAAGTTTCAATTTCCTCTTCAGGTGTTTCTGTTAAGATAGAAACGAATAGAATCATGCGCGAAATAAACCCCTCAGCAATAGCCTTATTGATTTGTTTCCACTGCCAAACTTTCATTCAGTTGCTTTGTGTTTTGAATGAACAAATCGGTCATCTTAACCAGTACGGGAGTTGATACGTCAGCCATGACATTAGCGCCAAATATTTCAACTTTGTGCTTAATGTGCGCAGGGTCGTTATGCTCTTTGATTGTCAATTGTTCATCTTCATAAGCAATGGCAAACAGATACACCAAACCGTTACTGTTCGTGATGTTCTTTTCAACTAATGACACCGCTCGTGCGCTTGGCTCAGGATTGTAAACATATTTGCGCCCGTTCACCTCGATTGTTTTCTTGATTTTTTTCGGTGCATCCTTTTGGAAATTGTCAGCGAACTGTTGGATATTGGTAAACGAAATAACATCGGATAATCCTTTATCGCCCAAAATATCAATCACTTTCAAATAGGTATCGACCTTGTCTAAAATAGTGCCATCTTTTAAGATTATAGCAACTTTTGACATCTCCAAAAGCGTTATTTCCTTTGGTAAGTTTCTCAACTTGTATTCTTGACTTCCTTTTGTATACTTAATCATAGTCTTAATTTTAGCCCAAAGATACTGCATTTTGCAACATAGCAACACGGTTGCCAGTGTTTTGTATGTCGGTATAATCCACAACGGATACCCTATTCACACCGCTCATTGGTTGGTTATTTTGGTTGTTTTGAAACATATTAATCTGCGGGGTGTTTTGTGCTTGTCCCATGCTTGCGCTAATTGGTGGCGTTCCTCCTCCACCACCTCCGCCGCCTCCGTCGCCGCCGCCGCCTGCGAAAATACTTTTTGCGCCTGAAATACCAGTTGCTGCAATTGTAGCAATTCTTAAACCCGCTCTAATTTTACTGACAGCGTTCATCTTCAACAGTTGTGCCGCCCCTGCTGCTCCAAAAGTTACTGCATTGGCTGGGTTCAATGCTGATGTTGCCGCGTTTGCCGACAGCTCTTTCATCGTGTTTATAACCACGTTAGCAATCGCAACTCCCTTTTCTATACCTAATGCAGCTAATGCAACTCCTTTGCTTTTACCTCCAACTGCTTTTAACAAATCAACCGTTTCATTTGCTATTCCTAAAACCGAATCTTTCAAGTATGTTTTTTGAGCAATTTCCCAATCAACCAATTTTTTTACATCTTCACCTTCTTTATCTGCTTGGGCTTTTTTGATTGCTGTAATATCAGCGGCTAACTGCTCTTCACCCATCTTTTTTCTAAGATTGTACTCCTCTTGAGTGATAGCTTCAGTATCTAATTTTTCCTTTAATAACCTTTGTTCTTCAGTGTATTCAGCTTGTTTTAAATCTAACTTAGCTTGGAAATCATTTTCTCCAACCAACATAGCATTATACTCAAGTTGCAAGGCGTTCATGTTGGATAAGTGAGCGCGTTCTTTATTCTCCTTTTCTTTTTCTTTTAAATCATCAGCCGCTTTTCTTTTGTTTTCTATTTCTAATATTTGAGCATCAAAAGAAGCATCTATTTTCAATTTTTCATCGGCAGTTGCTTGTTGATAAAGCAATGAAGATTCCATCTCTTTTTTAGCCCTTTCAACTTTTCTGACTAATAAAGCATCTTCTCGTTCATCAGCGTCAACAATAGCTTGGTCTTCTAAATCTTCTAAGAATACAATTCTCGCTTGTTCAGCGGCTATCAATTCTTTTCTTCTTTGTTCGGCTTTTTGTGATGCCTCTTTTGCTCTTCTATCAGCTTCTTGGGACGCTTTATCAGCGGCTTCTTTGCTGGCTTTTAAAGCATCTTCATCAGCCTTTGTTTTGGCAATTGAAGCATCAGAAATTTGTTTTGCAAAATATGACAGTGATGCGGTCTTTGCTTTGTCATAAGCTAACTGCAAATCTAAAACCAATAAGCGCTGTTTCTCTAATTCCTCCTCCGTTATTTCGGAGTTGTTTTTCATTTGGTTCAGCGTGCTTTGGGCTAAAGTCAAACTATCCTGAGCGCCCTTTTGCTTAACGAATAACAGTTGCTCTTCCTTTTTTCTAATTTTTTCTAAATCCTCTTCCGTTCCCGTGCTTCGCGCTTTGAGCAATTCCAACTCATTCCCAACTTGCGCCTCTAATATTTTACCACGTTCGTTTATTGCTTTAGCAGAATCTTCATAGGCTGTTTTAATCTTTTCGGCTTCCTCTTCCGCTGCCTTTGACGTTAATCCAATGGCATCTGTGAGCGCATAGAATCCATCAATTAGCAAATTAATCGGAATCATTAACACGTCCAAAATCTTTTGTAGTACGCCTATCTTATGCAGGAATACCACAACCGCTGCCACAATAGCCACAATCGCAGCCACCAATAAAAAGATAGGATTCGCCAGCAATGCAATACCCATTTGAACAAACTTGACCGTAAGCATACCAACTGCCCTACCTAACTGCATCACAACACCACCAAATGCCGCAAACTGCGAAGCCATCGCAGCAGGGTTTAAATTGGTTATGGTATTCGTCAAAGCCTTTGCGCTCGTTGCTGCCTTATCAAAGTCCAAGTTCATCAAAGCGCCTTGAACCCCGCCGATGCTGTTTTTCATTTTCTCAAATGGCGAACCCGCTGCAAGTTCAGTAACCTGCTCGTTCACGTCCATCATTTGGTCTTTGAGTTGAGCGGTCTTTTCAATCGCGGCTTGGAGTGCTTTCTCGTCAACTATCTCGGCTGTGGCTAATCGTTGCGCCTCTAATGTGGCCTCACGAAGTTGCTGCTTTAATGACTTTACGGGTGCATCGTCAACTTCTATCTTGTATGATATTACTCTTGTTTCGCTCATCGGTATATGTTTAAATTGATTGTCGTGTTGGCTAATACGGTAACCTCAACCATTTGACCTATTAAAATTTTCACGCCAAATGTGTAAGGAACTGTGTTGACTTCTATCGTTTCAGTTGTGGATGTTGTTAAAAATGTAACCGATTCAATAATAAAATCAAACGCTGCTACAAAAGTAATCGTGAGGGTAGATTCTAAATCTAAGGTTATCACATCTTGATTCACATTACGATTACCTACAACCGTGCTGCGCTGTGAAACAACTGCATCATCACTTAACACAATCGAACCGTCCGACCCTGCCTCGCATCTGTTATTGTTGCCCATAACTCGGACGTTTGGCGATAACACCGTGTTTCTGTTGCCCATAATCGTAACGTCTGGCATCGTCACGAAATTATAACCGCCTTGTATTCGTGTGTTTGGCGACATGATTATGTTCGTGCTTTGATTCACTTGCAGTAAAAAATCATTCGTGACGATAGTGCTATTCGGAAGCGTTCCCGTGCCTATCACGGTAGGTAGTTTCAGGTCGCTCTCATCGTCTAAGGTTATCAATTCAACACGGGTCAAAGTGCGCTTTCCTGCGTTGTATTTGTCAACTTTGTTAATATAAAACCATCCGTTATCCTTAATCCATATCTTCCAATTCAACTGCCTTGCAACCCGTTGGAAATCCACCTCTGTAAGGTCGAAATAACCTACAAACATTTTACCGTTATTCAGATTGGTAACCTCGCGTTTATGGTGCAGGAAATAAAGATAGTTCGTTGTTTGCCCTTGCTGAGTAGGATGGAATAGGTACTTAGGAGAATCAAAACAAATACTAAAATTCGGTGTTTGGTCATTGTCAAACATTGACGTGTGCAGCGTTTCAACTACGTTTTGGGCAGTTGTATCAGGTAGCAACGAATCATATAACATCATTGTGTTGCATGGCACTAATCCGTTATTCAATAACACCCTCGCGTTCATATCGGGGTCTATTCCGTTAATTGATGGTAGCGTTAATCCTATCGCACTTTGAATGTTTGGCGTTGGTGAATAGATTAATTGATTCACGTCTTCGCCACGCTTGTATTGGTTATCTAAGGTTAACTGCGCTTCACCGTACACCTCTTTGATTTGCGTTTGATAGGCTGTGTTTAAAGTGTCTTTATCTTCTTTGTAGGTATAAACCTGAACTCTGTTAATATCGTTGCTCAGGAACGTGATATTGTTTTCAATATCCTGCGCTAATTTCTGAGTCCAATCCCACTCAACACCTGCATCTAAATAGGCATCGCGTGTGCTAATTATGATGTTCTGTTCATTGTTTGGGTCTGGCTCTAATAGTAAATTATACGTCTTTATGATTGTAGAAATGAAATCCTTTTGCTTAATCTTCTGAGGTATAAACGCCGAAATATCCACAACCGAACCGCTTATCAACTCTTCTATGTTGGGTATGGCTTCCAATGACAAATCATTTATTTCAATATCGAACTCTAAGCGAAGGTTGTCTGTGCCATCCCAAATACGATAGCCCTCTTGATTCGTGTAGACGCCAAGCGTTGCAAACGGGTTTATTCCAAAGGCTGATGTTGGCACTACTTGCCCATCATTCTGAATGGCTTGTGCAAATATCAACGGTGTGATTCGCACCTCTTCGCCTTGGTCAAATAGCCCTAAGTTGCCCACGCTTGCAATACTCGCAGTCCCTAAGTCAACCCATGAGCCTGCACCGCCAACAAAGGACTGATTGCCCCATGAATCAATTGGACTGCCGACATCTAAAATAAGTCTTTTATTGTTGTCCGTTGTGCTTTGAATAACCAAAGACACAATAATATCCACACGGTTTGTGATTGCTTGTAAGTCGTTTTGCCAGTTGTTAACCAACGTATTTGTGTCATCGTAAGCCCTTACTCGTGTGGTTACATTGTACCTACTCAGGAACGTCCATGTTCGCTGTGCGCCTGCTAAGTTTTCAAGCAAAAAAGTTGATGTATTGTATTGGCTTTGGGTGTCTTGAAGTATATCCAATTCAATTTCGGCTTGGGTTGCTGCGTATGACTGAAGTGCCCCTGCGTTAATCGCATCGGGTCTTGGTAGGAATCCGTAAGGCATGGTCTGTGCTATCAACTCATCGTATGTTTCCTGCTCACCAATAACCTTGTATTGGTTCTGCAGCACCGCTGAAAGTTGTGGGTTTTGACCTTTGCCATTGTAGGGGACTATCCGCCTATCCATCCGTAAGGTCGAATCATTGAACTGGGTGAACTCAAAGGTATAACCATGCATTGCGAATATCTTTTTAAAATACTCGTATTCAAACAATGCAGGCTTGAAATCTCTTAGCGTATAAACATTATCTTGCTTGGCGAATGGTGGATAACAATACCCTTCTTGGCTATCCTGCCATGAAGATATAATCTCAGCACGGTTAAATGTATGGTTATATTCAGGAAAACTCAAATCGGTCAACTCAAAGTCAGCCATTGAATTAAAGAAATTCGCCACCTCGTCGAATACAAATACGCTGTATGTAATCTTTTGCTCGTTGTTTGAACGCCCTTTGTTTATTCTCTTAATTTCAAGCAATTGAATGAAGCCATTAAACACCTCAACATCATTCTGAATGATGCTACATTCTGTTTTGATATTCCGATTAAACGTATCGTTTTCTAAGTCCACATCAAAATACAGCCCTAATAATGTTTGGTTGTTTGCGTTGCCCTGCACCTCGATGGATTGGCTGAACCCTCCAGACCTTTGCCCACGCTTTAGAATGTCATTGAATGACACCGTTATCGGGAAGTCAACATCAACCTCAAGAAAGCCCGTTGCTAATTGTATTCGTGTCATTTATCCGTTAATTTCGTCTTGGGTACTCATTCTGAACTGAATCGCTAAGTTACGCTGCTTTGACGTTCGTTGGCGTAGCAAATCAAAGTTACTCGATGTTATAACTATCCTTTGCTGTGCCGCTCCGTTTATGCTCACAAACGCTTGTGGGGTGCTGAGTAACTCCCTCATGTAGTAGTATTCTGTTTGGCTCAACTGCCCACTATTGACCGTGTATGATAGCGTTTCTTCAATATGGTATGAATCCATACCAGCATCTAAAAGACTGTAATCGTTCGGCAGTTTTCTATTCAATTCGGAACGCTCAACACTTGCACTAATTGCATCTGCTTTATAAAAAGGAATCGTGATATAAGACCCCAATCTATCCATAAATGTGATGTCGTATTTGTCAAAGAAATCGCACTCAGAGTAAAGCGTAATAACCCTCGTTTGGCTCATCACGGTCAAAGCAGACGTTCTAAGTGTCAATTCATAACTTGTTGATGCTGCTACTAAAGCATCAATATCGTCTGTATTTGCCACCCAGTTCGCCCCATCATACCATTGTTCAATATTGGCATTTGTAGGTAGTCCATCAAAGTTAACCACCGTGCCACTCGCAATTTGGAATCGGTATAAATCGCCTTCCAAGTTGAAGACCGCATAACGGGCTGCGCTTGGCTTTCTGCAAGCAAACTTTGTCATTGTGTTGCGCGATATACGAACACCGTTTGGAAGCGTGGTGAGTAGTTTCTTTGTGGTCCCATCAATAAGGTAGTCGGCAGCGTTGTAACTTGGAAATGAAGCGAAACCAAACGCACCGCGAAACGCTGTGAACTGGCTTGTTGTTAGCCCCGTGAATCGAGCCTTTAATCCGTTGGCATATCCTATATCACCTGACGTTGTTATGATGCCACCACCAACCCAAGGCAAATCTATAACCAAATACCAAACACCGCCTGCAAGGTACTTATCCAAAACAGTATGCACGCCCTCAATAGCAGCGTTAACCACCGTATCTTGTTGAACGTTTATCAAATCTCCTGCGCTAAATGGTGGCTCGGTTGCGCTTGTTAGTTGTGTTTTCACACCTCCATCGGGGTTTATTGTAAGGTTGCCAAAGTTCGGCCATGTAAACAATAGCCCACCACTCGCTGCAAGTGCCAAACTAAACGGATGGTTAACGAAATACTCTTCATCAATTTGAAGCGTGTAATTCACGAAATGCCCAGTCGCGTTGTACGTGTCTAATAACTGAAAGTCTTTGCTCAGTAAAGATTGGACTACCTTTGCAATGTCAACTTCACCATACAACGTATTCGGCAAAGGACGTATTTTGTAAGTCGCCACGATTTCACTACTTACAATGACATCCACGACATATCTGAATCCGTTTTCTGCCGAATCATCTGAATCAAAAACGAAATAAGATTGATTATATGCGGGGTGAAATACCTCTGGTGAACTAATTAATGTAACTGCCATTTTATTGGAATTGTTGGTCTATTCTATACTCGAAAATAACTTCTATCAATTTATCTATTTGCTCAACGACCTTTTCGCGCTTACTAAACGCCTCGGATATGTTTCGCGGTATGCTTCCATTAAACCATTTCTTTGCCCTCCGAACATCAACGCCACCTTCTGCCCATTTCTTACCATCAAGCCCTATTCCATGAAAATAGAACGTCGAATCAATATAGTAACTAACTGAGTCTGTGTCTTCATTCCACTTCAACTGCACTATCTTTGAAACGTTTTTCATGCGACCCGTGTCGACTGCTTTCTGGCGTATAATCTCCTTTTTGATTTCGGTATTCAACACTCTCGTTGCTGTCCCTTGTCTGCGATATACGTCTTGAATCGTTGCCATACTTATAACGTACTGTTTTTCGGTTTGTTTACCAAATCATTCTTGGGGTGTCAGGAGCGTATGTAACCGTTTGAAAGTAATATCTAACCGCATCCAAAGCATGATTATACGCATCAATAGGTTTGTTTTGTGGGTTGCCATCTTTATCCGTTGCCCATGTGTAATTCCTTAATTCTTTGATTAAGTTTAGGCTGCGCTTCGTTACTCGCAAATCAAGTTCCTGCATTTTGCTCACACCGTACACAACTGAGTCAGCGCCTTTCTTTGCGTCCAATATACGCCACCCCTCAACCCGTAATTCTGCGTTGGACTTTGGCTCGGCACTATCTGCGATAATAGACTGGAACGCATCCACACCCAATGAACGCATCAAAGCGCTAATCTGTTGATTCAATAAACCCGTTTGGTATATCAACTCATCTAAGTAGTAGGTGTTGTCAGCATACCAAATAGCAACCAATGCTGTAGGGTCGTTTCTGTATCCGTAGTCTAAGCCATACCCAACTAATCGAGCGTGTTCAGGAACGTAATCGCATTGTTTCCAATTTTCGAACACAACGCCCTGCAAACTACCTATTTCGCCATTCACATAAACCCGTACCCAGTTCGCCCAATACTCGCTTGTTTTGGCTTTCTCCTCTGCTTTCTTAAACTCGTTTATGATTGACGCTTCTAAGGCTTCGTTATCACGGTAGGTAAGGATTATGAAGTCAACATCGGGCTGGTTCTGTAACTCAGTGTGTGCCCAAAATTCAGCAGTTGGATTAAAGTCAATGTAAATGAACTCCCTTGTTCTAATGGCTAATTGATAGTATGTTTCCCATGCTACATTGTTCGCCTCATTCACAAATAACACGTCACGCCTTGCGCCTCGCATCTTGTCCGGTTGGTCGCCTGAAAAGAACTCGATGAATGAACCGTTTGGAAAGTAGTAGGTCAAAGTAGACTTATTCCATGCTGAGTAATCCATCAAGCCCACCCACTCCATAATCTTAACGAAGTCACGCATTGCACCACGCCTTAAATGTGGTATGCTTTCAGATACTATGCTAATCTCTTTGCCAGTGTTCTTGTTTGCGTAGTCGATTAGAAACGGTATAATAGTGAATGTTTTGCTCGAACTTGAACCGCCCTGAACAATGCGAACACGTTTGCGAAGTGCTGCAATTTTACTCTGCGCTGTCGTCTTCTTTAACACATTAAGGTAGTTGGTTAGCTGTTTCTAATGCCTCTTGATTTAATCTCATATACATCACGGCACGCTCTAATATTGTTTGCTCACTCTTTTCATCTTGAATTTGGTTATCCATTTCGACTACTTCTTGAACAACATCGTTAAAAGATTTCATTCCTATTTCGGTGGCTAATTTTGCCATGATATAAACGGCTGCTTCTTTTTTCATTTTTTTTAGTTTTAATTAGTTGTCTTCTTTAACATCTATCTCAAGCCCTTTGAATATCTCTACATTGTGCACCGTTTGGCTAATCTCTTCTTTTGGCTTACCATACACTCTATCGAATAACACATCGAGAATATGTATGCTGCCCTTCTCAAAATCACGTTTCGCTTTCTTGGCAATCAAAGCAACCCAAAACGGTAACTCATCATTCGCAGCCAAATCCATCAACTCTTTTTTTGTCTTACCCAAAATAACTTGAATAATATCCTGCGTTTGCGTCTTCGATAGCTTCAAATTATGCTCAGAAAAAAAGTAATCCGCCAGCACGGTTTCAATTTTCTTCGGGCGACCGTTTGGGTTTCCTGATTGACCTTTTTTGAAAGGCTTGTTATTTGGTATTGGATTCTCCATTTTTAGGCTGTTTTTTGGCTGTTTTAACGCGAATATACATCTTTATCTAATATCATTGGGCATAAACCCATCCAACTCACTCTGTGATGCCATAAAGCACCTCTTTTCGTGTTATGTCTGTTTATTGTTAATTTAGCATTATTCGGGTCTTGTAACACACTACCGTATGACTTTCTATAACTCCTATCGGTTGCGTAAATATGTTTTGTGTTTCCATCTATTTTATCCATCTCCGCTGTTTGTGCTCCACTTCTTAAAATAGTTGCCAATCCAAAATTTGCCACACCTCTTTGCCATTTTTTTATTGAAAAATTCACATCTTCATTTAAAATCATGTTTAGTTCGTTTTCTTGATATGATTTATCTAATAGCCAAATTTGCATAATATTTCTCTTTAGGTTTGGCATTGCCCCCCCTGAATAGCCCCCAAAAATAACGCCAGTATTTTTTTGCATCTCATGTAATTGAAGTATTAAATAAATCAATCTGTCTTTTGTGTATGTGTTTATTGGTCTGCTTCCAAACACGCCACCATAATCATCATCTAAACAAACTGAAACGCCACTTATTTTTTTTGACTCACGTATGCTTGCAACTCGTCCTACTGCCGCTCCATTTGTTATGTTAGTTCCGCAAAAATCAACAAATCTCTTACATTCTTCGGTGTCGTATACGATAGCATTTTCTTTGTAACTTATGTGTATTTCATCATTTAAACAATTAGGAATCAAAACGCGATAATCAAACCCTCGCTTTTCTAAATAACGAACAGTTTTATTGTGTTTTTTTTCCTGAATAGATAAAACAAAAAAAATCATAACTCCATTATGTTTTCACTAATATCAACAAATCCCTTTTCTAATGCTTTACGAGGTGTCAAAATAACCATTCCTAAATCTTCAAACAATTCTTTTATATTTTTGTCTGAATTATGATAGTAGTCTGCTATTTTTTGAAAGTTAAAATCAGTAAAAAAAGCAGCACGTATTTTTAAAATATTTTTAAGCCTTGTATCTAAATCCAATGAATCAATTTTTTTTATTAATTCATCAGAACGAGAAGTATCTGCTAACTCTATTTCGTTTGGTTTTTCATCACTTGCTGTATAAAATGGTATTTCTATATCAAACAGTCCATCAGTATCTAATGTTTTATCTTTTGGCACATCCAATCCCCATGCTTCCAACTCTTCGCCATCCCATTCTTTTAGCTGCTCCCAGTCCCATTCACCAAAGCCAACGTTATCTTTAATGATAAACTCGCGCTGCTGCTCTTCGGTAAGGTCTGACGCTTTGATGATAGGCACTTCTTTAAGCCCTGCTTCCTTGCACGCTTTTAATCGCATATTGCCACCCAAAACAATCATGTCATCATTGACTACTATCGGGCGTATTTCCAACATCTGAGGGAAGTCTTTAATCGACTGCACTAACTTATCAAACTTGTCATCTTTGATTACTCTCGGATTGTTTGGGTTTGATTTAACCGTTGATATTTTAACTGATTCGATATTCATTACCGAAGTGTTTTGATGTATTTATGCTTTCCCATTGTTTTTGAATATTTCGTTATAATCCGAATCCTTCCCACACCACCAAGACTTGATGTTTTCACGTGTTGTTTGCTCTAACCAACACGCTCTGAAGTCATAAGTCCAAACAGTTCTTTTGCCTATCCATTCTCCATCTACAATTCTCCAACCGATGTTATTTTTATCTAAGAAAACACCACGTGAATCTTCAATAATACAACGTGCAAAAGCATTGGAAATATCACTCACAAACGATTTGTTTCTTGTAGTACACAACCCATGCAGGCTGCTGAACATTCCATGTCTGCGTTACCGTTCCATTTAAGCCACAATCCATGCTTGATTTGGCTGTGCTGCTTTGCTCAGTCCAATAGCCTTGATTGCCTTGGATAAACGTAACCTCTCTACATTGACACATTGGTGTTGATGGTGTTTCTTTCTTGCAGGATGCGATGGTGGTCACAAGTGCTGCTAAAATTAGTAGTCTTTTCATGTTACTTTGTTTTATTCTTTGGTGCTGACTTTGGCTTTGGTGTTTCCTTCACTTCGATTTGTGGCTCAACTTGTGTGCCTTTTTTTAATTTGTCTTTACCGCTCATAGCTTTTAATTTTAGTTTTAAAATCATTTATAATAGTCCATGCGCTACGGTGTGATATATTCAAATATTTTGCCACACCTCGCACTGTCCGTATTCCTTTGTTAACGTATAAATCATAAAATAGTTTCTCAGATGGCTTGGCTTGTAGTAAGTATTTTGCCAGTGAAAATTCTAAATTTTGTTCATCTTCGCAGTATTCATCACTCTCGATGTCTGCGCTCAGCTCATGTTCATTTGCAAATATAGTATTTATTTTATTCGATTGACTGTTTTTCCAACGATATTCTGTTGCTGCTAAATGCTTAATCCAGCTAAGGCTTAGGTCTTTTATGATATGTTTCTTTTCAATGCAGATTAAATACAAGTCTGTTTTGATGCTTTCGCGGTTTGGGCTCTTGCACTTCGACATATTAGCCGCGATTACGGATTCAATTTCTGAATCGTTCACGGTGAAAAATTTGTCGATTGTTTCCTTGTTCACATCGCAAATGTAATTAAAATCCTCTTAGCCAGCGTAAAACATTTATTCTATATTTAAACATGAAAGCCATTCCAAGTATGCAGCCCATTACAAACGAGATTAAACACAATAGAAATGTTCGTGCGCCTCTGTGTTCTTTTCGTGTTTCTGTGCGTTCTGTGCGGTTCGTTTGGCGTATATCCGTGCGTTCTGTTCTTGATTGTGTTCGCAGCGTTTTGTTCTCGTCTTTCAGTTGCTTTGTGCGCTCCTTTTCCAATTTCAGTTCGTGTCTAAGTTGGTCGCGTTGTGACTTGTAATCGTAGCGTGATTTTGGGTTAATCGTTCGCGTCTGAATGATTGTATCTCTGTACTCGATGCGCTCAATTATGGCTATCGTGTCGCCATCTTGGTAAATGGTGTCATACGTCTTGAAGGGTATCTGAATTGTATCATTGAACTGGGACCAAAAGTTCGGGTCTTTCTTGTTGATTTTGCCATAGTGCCATGCTGTCGAACACGATGCGAGTATGGCAATTAGGATTATTAGTGTTGTTTTCATTGTGTTATTATTAAATGTTGTATATGCGCTAAATAATAGCGTGTATTTGTTAGTTATAACCAATAGCTACGACATCACCTCCGACAAAACTTTCTGCCAATGACGAATAGTATCTACTGATGTATTGCTTCTACTCATTTCAAGTATCATTGTTTTTAAGTGTATTTCAGCACCAATTTTACCCGAATGATACCCTATTGGTTCTTGTTCAAGTTTTCCTGTCATTGGATTCCAATTTGGTGTATCTATTTGGCTGAACTTTTCAATAAGTTCTTCTGCTTTCTGTTTTATATCTTCCATTTGTTTTTAAATTAAGTTTCTACTCATTAACCGCTACTGGCTATAACAGCACATACACGCTATTTTGCCACGCTCAATACAACGCTCACAGCGTGTATCTGCAAAACGTTATAAGTCATTTTAAGACGACTTGCTATCAATATGCTTTTGTAATTCAGCATTAATCTTTTTATTGCCTTCAATATCTTCAACCCAAATTGAATACTTACAATGATAGCAAGTATCAAATCTTTTAATTCCTGACCAACCTAAGCCTATTCTTATCTTATGTACTCCGAAGTAGCATAAAAAACGGCTTATAACACGGGTTTGCCGCAAGTTGGGCATTCGTGCTTCTATGTATGTAAGTGCTTTATTTAACATTTGTATTTCAATTTAAAATTTGTACTAATTAATCCCAACCTGACGGCAAGCCCGAAACCGTTATCACTACTCAATAACCAAATTAGGTTTACCCAGCGCATCTCTCACTTCTTGCAAGGTCATTGTGTTAGTTTAATAAGGGGAGTTGTTACGCTCCCCGTTTTTGTTTAAAAAGGCAAATCATCGTTTTCCACGTCCGCGACTGTAAGCCCTCCGCTCGGTGCTTGTTGGTCTTTTTGGTATGGCTCAGAAATCTTAGCGCTAAAGAATTTTTTACCTGCTTTTGAATCTTTTACCCAAAGCGCTATTTGCTTATCCACTCCATCGACATTGATTGTGCCTCGATAATCGGGCTGCGAGCCAGTCTTTTGCTCGTTCTTGAAAATTGCACCAGTATTGGTGTTGTCGTAATTACTCATTGTTTATTGATTTTAGAATTTAACGATTAATGTTTCTTTGCCAAAAGTTTTAACGGGGACTTTCGGCACTTCTGCCCCGTGTTCGTCGTAGATTGGTTGCTTTGATTTGAACGCTGTTTTTAACAATGCCTCCCTTTCTTTGAGTTGCTCTTGAATTTGAGCGTAGATAGTATCGGATGCGTAGTCTAAACGGTCTCCCGTGTTTCTTATTGCAAACTCACAACCAAACGCTTTGTAAGACTTCTCAGGGGTGTCGTTAATCTTTGCCCTTACTTCGCTGCTGAAAGTGTCCCAAAACGTCTTATTTCGCTCCGTAATGGCTAATAGCTTGAACTCATCTGTTTCGCCAGCGTCTAAAATTTGTTGGAGTTGGTGCTGCGCTTCCAATTGGATTTCGTTTTTGCTCATTGACAAACGGGCTTCCATTTGCTCCCATTGGGCATTGTGATATATTTCCTCTTGTTTCATTTTACTTAGTTTTTGATTTTACAAATTCGTTGTATGCCTTTTCAATCTCAGGCGTTACCGTTGCCACTAACTTGATTTGCTCAATAGTGCTGCACTTAGTGAATGCACTTTCAAAGTTCGCGGATGTGAACGCTGGCTTTTGATTTGATGCTGTTTGCGCATCATCGTCTTCAACTTGTAAGCAAAGCAATGATTGAAGCGTGTAGCGTCTGTAATAGGTGATTTGGCTGCCCATTGCTTGAGGTGTGCCACTCATAACCAAAGGCATTGCGCTCTCGATTGCTTCACCATTCTCTACGTTTATTATTCTTGTTTTTACGATACCATCTTCAATTGGTTGTATCAACATCAATCCATGCTTGTTAAGAATAGGCTCAACCGCGTCAACTATTGCATTGATGTCTGCATACGTGTTTTTGAAGTGCGGGTTTTTGGCGTTCTTTACTACCTTGCCTATTTCTTTCTGTGCATCAAACAGCCTTTGTAGAATTGTCTTTTCCATCGTTGTTTAGTTTTTGTTTTGTTTAATTAATATCTCTCAAGCTAAGGCTGCGTAAGTACATATGTACATCGTCAATACCTAATACTTTTTTAGCCTTAGCCTTTAACGCTTGGTTCTGCGATTCATTGAACGCCAATCTGTAAGCGTGACTTAGCTTTTCGCTTTCGGGCTTTGGATGCCGACCCGCTGTTTTCTTGTTTGCCATTGTTATTTGTTTAATTTGTGCGTTATGGATGCGTCCCCCGTTTTGATTTGTTAAACTAACTCTTCAGTTAACTCAATGATTTCATCTTTGCAATCTTCAAGAATCATTAACACAACCTGTTTTTTAAAGTTGCTTAAGGCTCTTGAACCATCTTCTAAATCTGTATAGAAATCCCAAGCCATTGAATCGTTTGTATGCTTTCTCAAAGTGGTCATTTCACCATTGACTTCGATATCAAGAAAATAGTTATAAGAACCAGTAGCTTTTCTTTCCATGCCTACACTTGATAGGTACGCTTGTTCAACTCTGTTTGGCAAACGTTTTGCAACGTTGTTCGTGAAGTTTGCCGTGTTTTGAAATCCTAATGTGATTAATAGTCCTGAATTTGTCATCGTTGTTTAGTTTTTTCGCCTTAACTCCGTTGCTAAGACGATACAAAAGTAACTAAATTTTTTAAACAGCAATAAAAAAAGTGAAAATAATTTAATTATTTTTATATCGACTTTACAAATTGATTAAACCACACGTACCAACTATCGAAGTCCTTAGCAATTACATACACGCCTCCCGCTGTTTCTATTGCTTGTTGGTATTCTTTCTGGTATTCGCTTTGACGGTCTTTGCCATATTTGACCTCAATCTTTACGGAGCGCCCTTTGATAGTCGCGCTAATATCCGCGCTTCCTTTTGTCCCAGTTCCTTTTATCCAACTTACGCCACCTATTTGACGCTTTCCTAATACGGTATCGACTGTTTTCGTTTTGTCAATACGTTTGCCCATTGTGTTAATTCTCTCGGCTTGAAAACCGCTAAACGTAAGAAAGTCAATAATTGATTTTGTCAAAGCGTTTGCGCTGTCATCATTGTACTTTTGTACGGGTATGCAATGCTCAGGAAAAGACGGGTTGCGCTGCAATTGCCATGCGTGGTGCATTGCTTGGAGTAGGTGTTTATTGTCTTTGTTCATGATGTCCAATATTTTATTTCACTTAATTTATCAATGCATTTACCTTGCATCCATTTGTTTCTAAACCATTCAATTTTGCAGTCCTTTGCAATCTCTCTAAACTTGTTATTGATTTCTGTAATTCTGCTTTCAAGTTCAGGTATTTTTGAAACGCATTCAGTTGTTCTTTTTGACCCACTTTCAAAACTGTTAACTTGTTCTCGTTCGTATTCAATTTCTCTTCTAGTTGATTCAATTCTGTTACTAAATTCTGTAATTCTTTCTCTAATTCCGTCTCTTCTGTCAATTTCTGTTCCAAGAAGCTCTCCTTTTGTTCGCTTAAAATCTTTATTTCTGTCTTCAAAAATTCTAATTCTAGGTTCAATCCATCCCTCAAATCTAGATATCTCTGTAAATGCTTTATTTTTTCCGATTTTATCCAGTTGCTCCAATTCGTCCTTTTGTTCTGCAAGTTTGCCTTGCCCGTCATGTATTCTTCTATTAATGTCTTCAATTTCTCGGTCTCCAATGATACTATCTCGCTCCGACTTTTGATTTCCTTTGTCATCGATATAAATTTTAAATGTTAATATTTGATTGTCTTCAATAAACTGCGCTTTATTCTTTGATATATCACTAGACTTTACGACCTCAACAATGCAATCTGTACCGCATAACAGTTGTGCTTTTACATCACTCCTGAAATATGAATCAATAATCCTTATTTCCTCTTGAGCATTTTGCAATAACACATCAAACCCTTTGTATTTAAAACTTAGATTTTCAATTATATCTCCCTTAAATTTCCTATGTTCATAGGTTTCAAAGGTCTTTTCTAATTCAGAAAAATCATAGCTTACATTTCGCAACGTGTATTTCTGATTCGGATATGCACTCCAAAACAAGTTACCTAGACTAGATGTTTTTGTCTTTAACTTAATCTGTTTTTCAATATCAAAGTAGTACGGTCTTCCATCATTTATAGCCCTTTCTCGTGATACTAAATTTTCAAAGTCATCATAAGCATGGCTGTATTTATACTCAGAAAGGGGTGTCTGTTTCAATATTACTTTCGGCATCGTCAATGTGTTTTAAATCGTCATTATTCAATTCATAGTATCGAACGCCATTTGCAGCGCCTGAAACAATTTCAATATGCTTAAAATCAAAGTACGTTTTTAACCATGTGTTAAACATTCTTTGCGTTAAGAATTTTTTGAAGTCGGTATAATCCGAAACAAAACGCTCCATAAAGTCTTTATAATAAACCCTTTCCTTATTGCTGAACTCTTTTTCATCCATCCATTGTACAAACTCTCTCGATGTGTTATTTATCAATTTACGAATACCGAGATTTTTATGCTCGTATTCAACCAAGCCATTCTCTAGAAAGTATTGCAAACAGTTTATCATGTAGTGGTCAAATCGCGCCCATTCCATCACATCCCAGTCATCAAACAGCATACAATCAAATTCGTCTCTAGGACTGTGATGCGCTCCAAAATATGAAGATAGTTCAACTTCAAACATCCTGCGCTTAAACGAACCGCCCTCAGCCTTCAAAGTGTAATTTGTTGAAATCAATACTTTCGGACTTTCACTTACTGGCAACTTTGTAGCGCCTTGATTTTTGTATTCAATTGTGATACCCTCAGTAATCAAACTAAATAGACTTTCAAAATTAAAGTTCTTTTTTACATCATCAAATGCCAACACTTGGCAATCCGTTGGTACTGTTTGATATGGAAACGACTTATTAAAATCAAAGTTTTTACCGTCAATAGTCGAAACCTTTTTCATTTGCCCTATTGCATTGGTCAAAATTCCTTTTCCTGAGCCTCCATTTGGATGCTCTGAAATCGTTTCATCATTCAAAATAATAGCTTTGTTGTTTGCGCTCGTTTTGTAGCTATGCAATAGATAACCGATTATTGACTTCATAGTGTTGTAACGCTCCACGTCTTCACCAGCGATTAACCATACAAACGTTCTAAACATACTTTCGTGATGGTCGGCATCCGTAAAGTCACGGTCAACAACTTGGTCGCGCCAAATGTGTTTATCAAGTTCACTGTATGCAAATATTTCTATTCGTTCCTGAAAAACTTTTACCGCTGAATTTTTAAAGTATATCCATGCAAAGTCTTTACCATCCTTTTCAATGTCGACTTCAGCTGTTTCAATCATGCTCAAATAACTAGGCAAAAACAATTTAGTGTTTTCAGCTACTACATTGAACACATCGATTTCGTCATTTGCTAGAAGATTACCCATTACAATATCCTTGATTCTAAACTCATGGGCATTATCAATAAAATTATCGTCTTTATGAATGAAGATAAACCCTTTGTTTTGTCCGCTTGGATAGTGCTTAAAATAGTTTAGACTCTCTGTGTATAGTTTAAATTTGTATGCGTTAATAATCGGTCTTCCATCCTTATCAAAGTCCCAAAACTTCTCTACTTTAATATTTGATTTGATTATTTCAATTTCACTATCTAGGGCATCATCTGAAACATCCTTAAATTCTTGTTTAATGTGTGCTTTCTTTTTACCACCCATAACCATATTGGTCAATCTACGAACGCGGTCTTTATCCTCAAATCTTTGCGCTCCAAACTGCGAAGTCTTTTTGTATGCTGAATCAATTATTTTCTTAATCTCAGGTGCATCAAAATCTTTTTGAGCATATCGGATGCAGTACATTTCCGCAATCGATTTATCCACTCCGAAATCATTAAACGCACTGCATAATTTAAACAGACTAGTGTTTCTTTGTTTGGCATCGTATTTCTTTTGAAACCAATGTATCAACCTATTCGCTATTTGGTCTTGGTCGGTTAATGGTATGTTTGTGACTTGACCAATGATATCTATTTCGTGAGGCAATACCCTAACCTCAGGTATAAATATTTCAGCATTTAAGTTTACGTATATTTCAGGGTCATAAGATTCAAGGCACAACCTAGAAATATCCGAACCGCTTTTGTCTGCATTTGGGTAATGCTCAAATATTTGTTCAATAACCTTTTTGAACTCTTGGTCATCCTGAATTTCCACAATTCTGTAAAGCGCCTTAACTCCGTACCGTGGTGAAATCCATGTCGCAAAAATGTGTTTATCTTTGACTAGTTCAGCTTTCAAACTATTTGCCGAATCAATATCCTTTGTATCGTCAAAATCTAATATTGCCAGTCCTGAAGACTTTTTCAATCCAGTCTTTGACCGATTAGCAAAATAACCATTAAAGCAAACCGCAGGCAATTTCTGTTTTAACTCCTTTTGCTTTTCGGGTTCATTCGCTGCCCTAATGTCTCCGACTAATGTCTTTGATGCTCCGTCTCTAATCCTATCCAAGAAAAAAGAAACATCCTTTGATACTTTCGGACTAGTTGAAAATGTTGATGTAAAAAAACTTACTTTCATAATGTTAATGCAAAAAGCCCTCAAGTGTTCAGGGTGGTAGTTCCGTACTAACTTGAAGGCTTTTAATTTAAAATTCTTCTTTACCGCTACCACTCGGTATTATTTAAAG